CTATACCGCCCGCACTATCGTTGCATCCTACTAAAAATTCTTGAGTTAATTGACACGCCATAATATTTATTTATTTAAATTGTTATGGTTAGGATTAAACTGCTAAAGTAAACTCTACTATTTCGTTAGGATACGCAACTTGAAGACCTCTCTTAAATTTAACTCTGTAATAAACTTTGTCATCTTTTTTCTCATACCACATATCAAACTCCTCTTCGTCATTAGTAAGATCAAATCCTAAGAAGAAATTTTCTTGAGTACCAAGGAACATTCTGTCAGTACCATCAAGACCTACAACGCCTACAAGAGTAACGTTTTTACCCGGTATAGATACTGAGTAATTAGCCCAAGAAGTAGCATCTACGTGATAAAGGTTCTTAGCGTTAAGAGTATCTACATATTTATCGAAGTTATCTTGTCCAATAAACAATACTTGGTTAGCAGCAGACTTTAATTTAGCCGGTCTTGCATTACATATATTGTTAAGGATTGTATCGATGTTACCCGAAGCACCTGCAGTAATAGAAGTAGCAGCAGAAGTGTTACCATCAACCGCAGTAGTTGCAGCATCGATTATTTTGATAAGACCATCGTACTTGTTTATGTATACGTTAGCACTTGCAGTATTTCCTTGCCAATCAGCAATCTCGTTATGCTCCATAATAGTGCTTATGATAGAATTAGCTACCTCCGCTTCAAAAGCCATATCCTCAGTCTCTGCATTTCCGGCTCTAAGCAAGATTTGAGTATACTTTGGGATAAGGTCTTTCATACAAAAACCACTAAAGTAAGTGATTTGACCAACGGTGATATCTCTATTAGTAAAGTTAACATCGCCCGATGCAGTCGGAGAACATCCGCTACCATCTTGTGGGAAAGCGGTAACCGCTAATAGGTGTAATGCGTCAGTTTTCTTAACTCCCGATTGAAGAGTAAAATAGTCGCTTGAAGTCTTCTCAAAATATAGTCTTGAGATTAGGTCTGTTGATTGTTCGTTAACGTAGTTAGTCAACGAGGATACATCGAAACTCATTTTTGTTTATTTATTTTAATTTGTTTGCTCTAATAACTGCACCCATTTGAGCAGCTCTTTCTGCTCTTGATTGTGCTTTAAATTCTTGTGGCTTTTTAGAAGTAGCTGACTCACTTTTTACGATCTGCTCAAGTTCGGTTCCTACCTTGTTTAAAGTAGCTGCGAAGTCAGATTTTAAACTTTCTTTATCCGCTTTAATAGCAGCAAGTTCTGTTTTAAGACCTTCGTTTTGAGATTTAATACCTTCTAAAGTAGCGGTAAATGCTTCTGCATATTTTGCCATAGCCTTTTCGATCATCTCGTTTAACATCTCAGAAGTAAATTCGTTGTCCTCAGTAGCTATATCTTCCATAGCTTGGATGTTTACTACTAAACCTCCGGCAGTTTCTACGATAGTGCCATCAGATAGTTCGTGAATACCATCCGGAGCAGCTACTTCACCTTCCGGCATAACTACAACTAATGCGGTTCCTTCTACTAATTCACCTTCCCATTTTACAATGGTTCCATCTACCAAAGTACCTTCACCAAATACGGCTTCAGTCGTTGGCTCTTCATCTGCAAATACAGATTTAAGCGTGTTTATAACACTTTCTAAATTGATTTTATTCATTTGTTTAAATTTGTACGGCTCTAAATCAAACACACCTTCAACGCTGAATCCTTTAAGGATCCCATCTTCCTTTACCTTAGACCACGCTTCGTCATTCTCTACTTTTGCAGCTATAAACCAAGTTCCGTCTGCTACGTTCTCAAACCCTTGAGGTGGTAAAATGCCTAACTCTTCGTCTGTGATAAAAGATTGGTAGATGTAAACACCATCCAATATCTTGAAAGCATCGTGCTGCTCGTTAAAGTTGTTGTGCTTGTTTTCTTTGAATAGTTTTTGTACTAATGCCTTAATAGTCTCCTTGCGAAATATAGCGTAATACTCTCCTCGTTCGTCTCTTCTGTAAATAGGGAGATTAGGGATCATAGCAGCACCAAGAATTATTCTCTTCTCCTCATTGATTACTTCAAACTTATGCGGAGCAAATGCTTGATAGTTTAAAC